CGGTGAAGTGCTTGGCGAGAAAATGACCGGTGTGCAGCATCCCCTGCCCGAGCTTGACCAAGCGCCTCCCGGCGCCAAGCGCGGCTGGGAGACACAGATCGGCATGTCGTTGAAGTGCCTCGTCGGTGAGGACAAGGACATGGAAGCACGCTTTACCACGACCTCGGTCGGCGGTAAGAAGGCCGTGCAGGCACTGGGCGTTGCCATCGCCACGCAAGTGGAGAAGGACCAGACCAAACCAGTAGCCATCGTGCGCCTGAAGAAGGACCACTACGTCCACAAGTCCTACGGCCGCATCTACACCCCGGTGTTTGAGATCGTGGAGTGGGCCAGCATGGACGGCGCTGCTGAAGCGCCAGTGGCTGAAGCAGAGCCAGAAGCAGCTCCTGCTGGCCGTCGCCGCCGCGCAGCCTAAGTAAGAATCGGGGCCGAAAGCGGATGCTGTGCACCCTGCCCATCACAGAAACTGCGTTTTGACGCTACGGTTGATGGATGCATTCACAGACGCAGCGAGTAGGCCCCACCTACAGTAAAGTAAAGTACAGTATGAATCTTTGGCTTGATTTTGAGACCCGCAGCCGCTGTGACCTGAAGGCCAAGGGCGTCTACAACTACGCGCAGGACGCGAGCACCGAAGTGCTGTGCATGTCCTACGCCTTCGGTGATGATGAGGTCGTCACCTGGTTGCCGGGCCAGCCCCTGCCTGACTTCACGGGCCACATGATCTACGCCCACAACGCCGCTTTCGAGCGGTTAATTTTTTGGTATGTCTTGCAGAAGAACTACCCCCTCGAATCTTTTTACTGCACCGCAGCGCAGGCCCGCGCCAACTGTGCGCCTGGCTCGCTGGAAGACGTCGGGCGCTTCGCTGGCGCTGACATGCGCAAGGACCACCGCGGCAGTCAACTGATCCGGCTGCTGTCGCTGCCGCAGGCCAATGGCCAGTTCCGTGAAGACGCCACCCTGATGCAAGAGATGGTCGAGTACTGCGAGCAGGACGTGCGGTCCATGCGCGCCATCAGCAAGGCCCTGCGGCCGCTGTCGGCTGATGAACTAGCCGACTACCACACCAACGAGCGCATCAACGACCGTGGCGTGCTGGTGGACGTGCCGCTGTGCCAAGCCGCGGTCAAGTACTCGGCCGACGAGACCGTCGAGATTCAGCAGATCGTGTCCGAGGTGACCGAGGGCGTCATCACCAGCGTGCGCTCGCCTAAGATGCGCGAGTGGGTGCTCGAGCGCGTCGGGCCAGAAGCCAAGAAGCTGATGTGGACCGGCGAGAAGTATTCGATTGACAAGACTGTGCGGGCCAACCTGCTCGCGATGGAAGACCCCGATGAGATTCCGCCCCATGTTGCAGACGTTATTCAATGCGCGGACGACCTCTGGGCGTCTTCGGTTGCGAAATTCAACCGCCTTTCAAACCTTGCCGATGAAGAGGATCACCGAGTCCGAGGCGCTTTCGTTTTTGCTGGAGGGGCTGCCACCGGCCGTGCGTCGAGCTACGGCGCGCAAGTTCACAACTTTACCCGCAAGTGCGCCAAAGAGCCTGATGAAGTACGCCACGCTATGGTGCGTGGCCACGCAATCACGCCAAGATTTGGTAAACGCATTACAGATGTGCTCAAAGGGATGCTCCGGCCGGCGCTGATCGCCAAGCCTGGCCACGTCCTGATCGCCTACGACTGGTCGGCCATCGAGGGCCGTGTGCACCCGTGGCTGTCCAACTGCACGGCCGGCGAGGCCAAGCTGGACGTGTTCCGATCCGGCCTTGACCCGTACAAGGTCAACGCAGCCGCCACCTTTCGTGTGCCTTACGCCGACGTCGCTGGTGACCAGCGTCAGGTGGGCAAGGTGCAAGAGCTGGCCCTTGGCTTTCTGGGCGGCGCTGGCGCGTTTGAGGTCTTCGGCCGCGCCTACGGTATCCGGTTGTCACCCGGCGAGGTGCAGCGCGCTGTGGACGGCTGGCGCAGGGCCAACCCGTGGGCGCAGGCGCACGGCCAGCAGCTGGAGAACGCCTACCTGCGCGCCATGAGAAACAAAGGGCATGAATTTAAAGCCGGGCGTGTTGTGTACTTGTTCGACGGCCAGACCCTCTGGTATGCTTTGCCCTCCGGTCGGGTGCTGTGCTACCCCAACGCCAAATTTGATGATGAAGGCAACGTGACGTACACCAAAGCAGCCTGGAAGCCCGCCGCCGACGCCAAGGAGTGGCCCCGCGCCCGTCTGTGGCGTGGTCTGGCTTGCGAGAACGTCACGCAAGCAGCAGCGCACGACATCTTGCGCCATTCACTGCGCCAGCTCGATGGCGTGGTCCTACACGTCCACGACGAGATCGTTGTCGAGTGCCCGGCTCACGAGGCCGAGGCAGTCGCTGCCCACATGCACCAGATCATGTGCACCCCACCTGCATGGGCGGCTGGCCTGCCCTTGGCCGCTGAAGGTGTGACCACCACCCGATACTCGTAAAAAAGAAAACCCCGGCGGGTTAGGCCGGGGCTAAAGTTCCAACTAAAGGAGAAACCCGTGAAAGATTTCGTTGATCATCTTACCAGACTCGCCCCAGAGGGCGAAACTTTTTTGCTGGTACGCCAGAAGCCCCAATTGAGGGAAGGCGAGATGCAGTTCCACGCCAACGGCGCCATCAAGGCCACCTGGCCAGCCATGCTGCCCACGGCCAAGGTCAAGCCCGAGTGGGCCATCTACGGCAACACTGCGTCGTTCATCATCGACCGTTTCAAGGATGGCCACCCCGGCGCCAGCGCTGCCGCGTGCGAGTATGTACTGGTGATGGTGCTGGACGATGTGGGCGACCCTGAGAAGGCCCCCAACGTCCCGCCGCTTGAGCCGACGTGGAAGATCGAGACCAGCCCCGGCTCGTTCCAATGGGGTTACGTGTTCAGCGAGCAGCCCACCAAGGCCGAGTTCAGTGCGGCGATTGCCGCCATTGCCGAGGCGGGTTACACCGACAAAGGCGCGATCAACGCGGTGCGCAATTTCCGCATTCCCGGCTCGATCAACCTGAAGCCCGGCCGCAATAACTTCGCCGCCCAGCTGCGTGAGTTCAAGCCCGAGCGTGACTTCACCCTTGAGCAGATCTGCGCCGCTTTGAACGTGACGCCTGGCGAAGCCGAGGATGCCCACCGCCCGATTCGTATCTCCGACGACGGCACCGACGACGTGATGGTGTGGCTTTCTGACAACGGCCTGCTGCTGTCCAAGCCCAACCAAGAAGGCTGGGCCGGTGTCATCTGCCCCAACAGCGCCCAGCACACCGACGGCAACCCCGAGGGCCGCTACCTGCCGGCCAGCCGCGCCTACTGCTGCCTGCACTCGCACTGCACCGAGCTGGATTCGTCTGTGTTTTTGCAATGGGTGGCCGACAATGGAGGCCCCAAGCACACCCCCGGCCTGCGCGAAGAGCTGCTGGCCGCTGCGATGGAGTCAGCGCTCAGTAAGCTGGCCCCGACGCCCGAGTACCCCGACGCCGCGTCCGCTATCGTGGCCGAGGTGGAGCGCAAAGAGCTAGGCCGCGTCGAGAAAGAGGGCTGGTATGAGCGCTTCGCTTATCTGCAAGATGATGACGCCTACTTTGACATGCAAGAGCGCCGCGAGGTCAGCCGCGCCACCTTCAACGCCATCTTTCGGCACATCGGCTGCAACTCGATCCACGGTAAGCGCTCGAAAATCGAAGCCGCCACCAGTTTTGATGAGCACCGCCAAGCCAAGGGCGCCCGCGCGCTGGTCGGCCTAACCTACGCCCCCGGCGAGTCGATCCTTTGCGCCCGTGATGGCCTGGTGTACGGTAACCGCTGGCGCGACGCCCGGCCGGTGGCCACCGGTGGCGATGCCGGCCCCTGGCTGGCTCACGTCGAGCGCATGATTCCCGACGACCGTGAGCGCGCCCACGTCCTTAACGTGATGGCCTTCAAGGTCCAAAACCCTAACCGCAAGATTAACCACGCCGTCCTGCATGGCGGCGCCCCCGGCGCCGGTAAGGACACCCTGTGGGCCCCGTTCCTCTGGGCGATCGGTGGCGACGGCCTGGTCAACGTCTCCCTGGTGCGCAATGAAGAGCTGACCAGCCAATGGGGCTACGCCCTCGAGACCGAGGTGATGGTGATCAACGAACTACGCCAGTCCGAAGCCAAGGACCGCCGCGCGCTTGAGAACCAATTGAAGCCCCTGATCGCCGCGCCCCCTGACATGCTGCCGATCAACCGCAAGGGCCTGCACCCCTACATGGCCCTGAATCGTTTGTTTGTCCTGGCTTACTCCAACGAGCGGGTGGCCATCAACCTGCCCACCGAAGACCGCCGGTGGTTCGTTATCTGGTCCGACGCCGGCCGCATGTCCTCGGCCGAGTCCGTGGGCCTGTGGGCTTGGTACAAGGCCGGCGGCGTGGCCCGCGTCGCTGCCTGGTTGCACCAGCGTGACGTCTCCGCATTTAATCCTGGCATGCCCCCGATGATGACCGAAGCCAAGGCCATCATGGTCGAGGCCGGCATGTCCGGCGCTGAATCGTTCTTGGTGGAACTTATGCGCGCCCGCATCGGTGAATTCTCTAAAGGCGTCGTTGGCGCGCCCTGGCACGCGCTGTGCGATCGCCTGCAAGGATCCGCGCCTGGCGCCGTTAAGGTCGTTCAGGGCGCGCTTTTGCATGCCCTGAAAGAGGCCGGTTGGGTGGACTGTGGCCGCCTGAAGTCCCGGCGGCACGATACCAAAAAACACATTTTCTGCGCGCCTGATATGGTGGAGATGAGCCGGTCCGAACTGCGCGATATGGTCGAGGATCCGCCGCCGTCGACCCTGCGCGCCGTCAAGTAATAAGGGCCCGTTAAGGGCCCTTTTTTATAGTTTGAACAGTACCGCCAGCAACGCGACGACAAGGGCCGCCAACGCGGCCGTCATAAGACCGCCTCCAAGATTTGCATTGCCCCCATTGGGCTAACTAGCATGATGTCACATGCCCGAACTATGGCCGCGTGCATGTCCGCGTTTTGGTTTTCCGCGTTGGTTAATTCACTCTCCAAGACTTCGCATTCAAGGGTTTTAATTTTTAAGTCTGCGGCCGTGTTTTTAAGGGTCTCGATTTCGGCCGTCGCCTGTCCTAGTGCATGCTGCAGCGCTTCAATACGGGCAAATAGCTTGGCCGCGTTTTCAAAGCCCTCCGCATAGCATAGGCGCTCAGCATCGGCCGCGGGTAATCTCATGTAATCAAAGTCCATTTTGGGTCTCCAAGTATTGGGCGACAGTCCGCCCCATTAAAAAAGCATGTTCGGCGCTTGGCATGTCGACCGGCGCGCCGTCGGTGGCGTCGGCTAATTCACTTAGCCACTGCCAAAATTCTTTCACTCGCATGGTATGAATTCCTGTAGGTTGGCGCGCATAACTGAATAAGGGCCGGTTTTGAACAGCGCGTAATAGGCGAAGTAGATTTCCATTAGTTCCACGGGTTTACCCTTATAGGTGCCTTTGGCGCCAGGCCGCGGCCAACTCTCCCGCGTGGGGTATCGGTCCGGCCGCGGGTCGTGTTTGTAACCGGGAATTGGTGATTCAATCATACGGCCGCCATCATGAAAACGCGGCGTTTGTGGCCGACGGCGTGGTCTGCAATGACGATATCGCGCGCCGCCTTGGTAGTACCGCCGCATAGCATGCATGTGTCGCACGTCGCACGGCGGCCGCCTTCGGCCGACGCCGGGCACGTTGTTTCACCTAATTGCTTGTCGACGCCTACGGACACGCGGAAAACCCGCATGCCGTACAAATTAGCTTGCGCGGCTTCGTCGATGTTATCGGCCGACGCCATAACCAATGGAGCCCACGCGGCGTGGTCAAAACCTATGCTTTGCCATTGGTGCGAATAGCCGACAACCCCGGCCGCATCGGCCGTTATCTCTTGCCACATGGCCACCGGCGCGGCCGCAGGGTCGCCGTAAGTGCCTAGGCGGACTTTACGGCCGGCCAGAATAGCGCGCAATTGGGCCGGCGTGGCTTTTTGGTACCGGCCGCGCAAATAGGCGGCATACACGGACCGTACGGACCGGCCCACATTGACATAGCACGGCGCCTGGCCGTTATCCTTCGCCAATAACGGCCGATGCACGCATTGGCCACAAATTGACACGTCGTCGCCGGTTTTGAGGGCGTCAACCGGGTTAACGTCGGCGCGCAAAATAAAGGTTTGCACTAAGTCCGCGCCGGTTTTCGCATTGGCTGAGCCTGATAGTTTGTTGACGATGACGACAATGGGCCGGCCGTCGATTTCCGAAGGGCCTTCATATGCGATGTAACCTAGTGTTTTCATGGTGTCAGTCCTTTGCAAACGTGGCTTTAAATTCGTGGTGCGGGTAGCGCGCTTTGGCGCCCGCGACGGCCGCGCGGCATGTAGGGTATGCATTGGTCGCCCATGCAAATGCAAGCGCGCCGTTACGGACTTGATAAACGTAAATTTTGCGTTTGTAGACTTTGAACATGTTCAAGCCCTCAAAAGTGAATTGATACCGGCGACAAGCGAATCCAAGTCTTTGGCATAACGGTTGACGCCGCCCGAATAGTCTTTGAGGTGCGCGGCCGTACGGTACAAATAGCCGCCGCCCAAAACCTCCGTGTTGACGTACACAATGGCGTCGCCGCGTTGAATAAAACCGGAACAGCCGCGTTTGTCGCCGTTGACGCTGATGTTCTTCAATGCGACGGTATGCGTCGAAGGGAATTGGTTTTTGAGTTTGGTTGCAAGTAATAGCATGGTTTGCCCCTTATTTAGTGAGAACATCAAAATAGGCCAACGCGCCGACAAGCAACGCGGCCGCAATAACAAGCGCGGTCAAAACATCCAAAATTTTGTCTTTCATGCTTAAACCCCTTTGATGTATTCAATGACTTGTTTCATGCCTTCGGCCGATACAAACCACGCAGGCACGCCGCCATCAAGGCATAGGCCATTAGGGCATCCGCTATCGGTTAGGGTTTCGATGTAATAACGGGTTACAAACTGACCGCGCGCGCCGTCGGCGCCGTAAGTAAAGCGCGCGTCATAGAATTCAACCATTGGCGCCTTGTTATTGGTCAGGCAGTCATTGACGCCGTACTTGTCGCCAGTGTTGACAATGCGGATATTGAAGAGTTCGACTTGTTTCATGGTGGACCTTAATTTAATGAATGCTGCAATCGTTTTGCAGTAACGCTATTGTAAAGGATTTCCGCTCATGCATGTCAGTCACATATGTGACAGCTTTTTGCGTTTGTGGACGTTGTGGGCGTGTTGTGGACGTTGTGGGCGTGTTGTGGACGACGTGAAAACGCGCGCATGGTCCACGTGCGGTGCCCCTATTTATGGGGCTTTGGGCTGTTTGTGGACAATGTGGACTATTAGATATCTATTGTAAGAAAAACAATTGCTTAAAAAATAGGCAAGTAGGGTACAGCGAATTTAATTGCTTGTCCAAACTGTCCACATTGTCCACACTCGCCGGCCGCGAACCCTGGCGACAAAAACAAGTTAGTAGGCACTAACCTATTTGTGGACTGTCCACATTGTCCACAATCAATAGTCTATACAGTGGTGTATGCTTGTACAGTACTGTATAGACGTACATGCACCTAGCCAGGGCTGACGGCTTGTTGTGGACTGTCCACATTGTCCACAAAATGTTAGTAAGCACACACTGACCAGGTGGTGGTTTGAGCTGGAGGGGGAGGGGGTAGGGCCGAGCGGACCGGTCAACGGTAGCGTAGCGTTCAACAACAATTTTTATTTTTACCGGCACACTGCAAAAGATTTTTTGATTTTTATTTTTTGATATAAGATCGCGGCACGCATCCACGCGGCCATACATCTATGAGTTTTCATTCACTGCCACTTGTCATCAATGAAGTGCGCGCCACCGAGGCGGTGCTTAACCGCATCTACGACGCAGCCAAGCTCGGGTTGAAGGGCGACAACCTGGCGTTAGCAGCAGGCATGGTGCCCACCGCCTACCGGCAGTTGTGCGAGTTGGATAGAGTGGCGCAGCTGGCCGAACAAAAAGGCCGCGCCGACGGCGAACTGCTCGCATCCAAGCAGTTGCACAAAGCAGCCGAAGAGGGCGACGCCAAGGCCAGTCTGGCTATTCTGCAAAACGTCCACGGCTGGGTGGCCAAGCAGGCCATCACAGTCGATGTCAACCAACAGATTAGTATTCTTGGCGCACTGGCCGAAGCCGAGCGCCGAGCCGCCGACGTGATCGACGTCATCGCACACGAGCCCTCGTCTACGACCATGCCAGCGCTACAAGCGCGACTGGCCCCACACAAACAAAGCGCCTAATGCAAACCACCATCTATTCGGCCGAAGACGAACAAGAGTTGATGGCCAGGCTCTGGTCGCCGCAGTACAAAGACAACCCACTGGCGTTTGTGCTGTACACGTTCCCGTGGGGCGTCAAGGGCACGCCGCTGGAACACTTCTCGGGACCGCGCAAATGGCAGCGCGAGGTGCTCCAGCAGATCGGCGACCACATCAAAGCAAACCGGGGCAAGCTGGACTTCAACACCCTACGCCACGCGGTGAGTAGCGGGCGCGGTATTGGCAAGTCGGCACTGGTCTCATGGATCGTGATCTGGATGCTGTCCACCCGCATTGGCTCGACCACCATCGTGTCGGCCAACAGTGAGTCACAGCTGCGCTCGATCACATGGGCCGAGATCACCAAGTGGCTGGCGATGTCGCTCAACTCACACTGGTTTGAGGTGTCAGCCACCAGGTTGATGCCAGCCAAGTGGCTGACCGAGCTGGTCGAGCGCGACTTGAAGAAGGGCACCCGTTACTGGGGCGTCGAGGGCCGGCTGTGGTCGGAAGAGAACCCAGACGCCTACGCGGGTGTGCACAACTTTGACGGTGTGATGGTAATCTTCGACGAGGCCAGCGGTATTGCGGACGCCATCTGGGCGGTGACTGCTGGTTTCTTTACAGAGAACACCCCAAACCGTTTCTGGTTGGCGTTCTCTAACCCACGGCGAAACACCGGGTACTTCTACGAGACGTTCCACAGCAAGCGCGAGTTCTGGCAGACGAAGGTGGTGGACGCCCGCACGGTCGAGGGCACGGACAAGCAGGTCTATCAGCAGATCATTGATGAATACGGACCGGACTCGTCGCAGGCGCACGTTGAGGTGTACGGCGAGTTCCCGAACGCTGGCGACGACCAGTTCATCTCCAGCCTGGTGGTGGACGACGCCATGAAGAGGCCCTTGTACAAAGACCCAAGCGCGCCGATCGTGATCGGGGTAGACCCGGCACGGTTCGGAGCAGACGCCACCGTGCTGGCCGTCAGGCAAGGGCGGGACATCGTGCGCATCATCAGGCACCGGGGCGACGACACCATGACGGTGGTCGGGTACGTCATTGAGGCCATCGAAGAGTTCAAGCCGGCGATGGTGTTCATCGACGAGGGCGGGCTGGGCGCCGGCATCGTGGACCGGTTGAAAGAGCAGCGGTACAAGATCAAGGGCGTCAACTTTGGCTGGAAGTCACGCAACCCGGCCATGTACGGCAACATGAGGGCGCAGATCTGGGGCGACATGCGCGACTGGCTGAAGTCGGCCAGCATCCCAAACGACAGGTTCTTGAAAACTGACCTGATCTCGCCTATGATGAAGCCGGACTCCAAAGGGTCGATCTTCTTGGAGTCGAAAAAAGACATGAAAGCCCGTGGCCTGGCGTCACCCGACGCTGCTGACGCCATCGCGCTGACCTTCTCATACCCAGTTGCAAGCCGGGGTGAGTACAATAAACCCGAGCGCCGCGTCGTGTCAGAGCGCGGTGCGGTCTCAACCGGATGGATGGGGGCGTGATGGCAACGAAGAAAACTGTCTCTCTAAGCGTCAAAAAAGGCGAGAAGCTGCCCGTGTCCAAGGGCGCAGGGTTGACAGAAAAGGGCCGTGCGAAGTACAACGCAGCCACAGGGTCAAACCTCAAAGCGCCAGCGCCAAACCCCAAAACCAAAGCAGATCAAGGGCGCAAAGATTCATTTTGCGCGCGAATGGAAGGGGTTGTTAAAAACGCCAAAGGCCCAGCAGAACGGGCCAAGGCATCACTCAAACGATGGAAGTGCTAACATGAAAAAGCCCGGTCTATACGCCAACATTGCAGCTAAACGCGAGCGCATTGCTGCTGGCTCTGGCGAAAAGATGCGCAAACCCGGCGCTGCTGGTGCGCCCACGGCCAAGGACTTCAAAGAGTCGGCCAAAACTGCCAAACCTGCCAAAAAGGCCAAATGATGCCACTCGTCAAGTCACCCTCAAAAGAGGCATTTCGCAAGAATGTGAAGGCTGAAATTGCCAGCGGCAAAAAACCCGACCAGGCAGTGGCAATTGCCTACTCTGTCAAGCGCGCGGCGGCCGGCAGCGGTAACTCTTCCAAAAAACCAACGATGAAGTCTAAAAAATGAGTCTCCAAGCCTTGCAAGACTGCCTAATCGTGCGTCCAGACATGGAAAAACACGAGTTGTTTATCCTTTTGAGGCAGAAACAAACTGGCACGGGTGTGGTAATCTCCGTTGGGCCTGAAGCCAAGGACGTAAAAGTCGGCGACAAAGTGCTATTTGGTGATTCCATCGGCCAAGACCTAAAATACGAGGGTGACAACCTTCTGGTCATGAGGGAATCACACACCCTCGGAGTATTTGACGCATGAAAGACACTACCGGAATCGTAGCCGCAGCAAATGTGGCAAAAAACGGACCAAACTCGTCAAAAGGCGGTTCC